CCCCCAAACAGAAACATAACACCAATTTATTTTGTTTCAAAATTTCTTTTATAGTCACGTGGACTCAACAATACAGAAACATCACTTCAGTATATATATTTTGTTGGATTTTGTTGTAGTAATAACGAATATGCAAAAGGGAAAAACAAACCGAAACAGATACTACACTCACAAACGTGACAAACAGCAAGGAGCAGGGAGTACCACCGACTCAACCGGAGCGGCCTCGATTAGGCTTGCCGGCCGCTTGTTGGCCGCTCTGATTTTGTCGATGATAGTCTCTTGCAACTCCGGGGGTGCCACTGGCACCACGGGTAGCAACTGGGCCCAACGGCGGACGCGAGGCTTGGAAAAGCCGTCCGCGATTGCCGTCTGGACCCGACGGGCGGTAGACACCAGACATCTGAGTAGGGATTCCAAATCCCGCTGAGTAGCGGGATCGGGCTCCGATTCCAGTCTGGCGCCAATCTGACCCACCACGTCGAGCAGTTGCTGAGGAATTGCCTGGAGTTGCACGAGACACGACTGCATCTTGTAAAGTTTGTAACGAAGGGCCCACCGGCTGTTTCAGCACAACATCCACGTCGATGTGGTTCTTGTACTTACTATCCACCGCTAGTGCTGGCGATGGCATAGCCGCAACGTCGTTCAAACTGAGCAGAAGCTCGTCAAACTGCTTCAATTTCTCAGGAAGAACACCGGTTCTCTCGGCAATGACGTTGTACATGTTGTCAACATTCATCTGCATCTGCGTCCAGGTCCCAGAGTTAGACCAGTAAGGCCGCTCACGCCCTTGAGATTTGCGAGAAGCACGCTCGCTGTCTGTAGAGGCTGTGGCGCGATAGCAGCGGACCACCATACGAAAATAGTTGCCTACCACCGGTGACAAAGCATCGGTGACAAGGTAACCCTCGGCGCGATCCAAGGCGGCATCAGCCAACGGAATGGTTGGTGTCCGCGATGTAAGATGGATCTTACGCCAGGTACGAAGGGGGTCTGCCACATTATCTGGTATGTGCAGTGGGTCGATGAACACACGGCCAAGAAAAGCAAGGCCGATAGCAGGTCGATAACGCTCAATCTTGAGCTTGAGTCCAAGCTCACTAGCGGCAACATTCAAAGCCTTAGCTAAGGCAGAACTGACAAGCCCATCATCGCCATATTTGGGTCCCAATGAAAGGAACGCAAGGCGGAGGTTGTCTGAGTCCTCACCAAAGCAAACGACACGGGCATAGTACTCGACAAACGCATTGTACAGTGTATTGTGTAGAGTAGTAGTCGGAGAACCACTCTTAACACCCACACCGGAGTCATAGCGAAAGCCGAAGCGTTTAGCCCGTGCTGGGGCTCGAATGATGTCGTTCATGAGTTGCCTGATCTCGTCGTGGTATTGTGGCTTGAACGCAGCCAACAAAGACGCGGCGCCAATGGCACGCTGCATCCACTCGGAAACAGTACCGTCGAGGTTCTCGAAGTCAGTTTCCGCCACCTTACATTGTTCATTGGTGACGAATTCTTGGACCCCGGCCTCGATTTGTTGGCAATTCCTACCTGGGAAGTAAAAATGCGCGCAGTGATCAGTTTTGACAACGGATCTGTCGAAAGCGAGAGTGAAGCGGGACAAACGCAACACAAAACGCATATCGGCAAAACCTGAGATCACACGGGCATCCTTGTCAGTGGGCTCATTCTTCAGGAACGAATCGATCAGATTGCGATAAGGCAACGGCAAGTCATCAATGACATTGCGGATAGCCAACACTTGACTCGGTTTATCCATGGAAGCGATAACATCGTCCCATGGCAGGGGGTCAAGTGCATGTCGCACTGGTACGAGACGCTCCACAAATTCACGCGCTACACGCGTGGCACGTGCACCTGGTACAACACCATTATGGTGCTCTGTAACGCGGTGCACGATGGATGAGCTCATAGCTTCCCAGCGCCGAATCATCGGCGCTAGGCTGGGATTGTCAACGATCGGTCGAGTATACTCACGCATTGTCGTGTCAGGATCGTCGACATAGTTGACAAGCGGAAAGTGGGCTTTCGGGCGTACAGGATTCACAACAAACGGCGAACGCGAAACTGGCGCCGTCCTGTTGGCAAAATATTGCGAGACCAAAGCAGTGGTCTTAGAATCTGTGATCTTCTCGGCCAACAGCCGAGTCATCACTGACTGCGGAGAAGCGCAAGCCAGCAATGCATCTAGCAGCTCGCGGTCCATATGAAAGCAAGCGAACTCGCCCTCACGTCCAACACTCACCATGAGCTTGTCTCCGGCAAAATACTCTAGCCTGTTGTATCCAAGATGATGCGAATCCTTGAAATTAACATGCTGGAGTTTGCGGGACTGAAACTCAGTGGGAAACCAGGAAAACCTCCAATACGTGTACTGTGGAACTGTGTACACCAATGCTCGATGTGGGCATTGAGGATAAGGCCGTCCTGTGTGGACTTTGTGAATGACATATGGATAGAGTCCAACAACGCTGCAACAAAGTGCAAGTAGCCGAGGGAAAAATGTGGAGAATGTTCGACGTGACTCCACATATTCACCTGCAGCACACCAATCCCACACTCGATGTTCCCAAATGCCCCCACCGCTGACTTTATATTCGACAATATTGTCAACGATGGTGAATGCACTGTCACCATCGATGCCACACACGGCTTTTGGACTGAACGTGTGTAGCATCACAGGCAAAGAGTGACACAATAGGAAACTAGGGTCTGCCAAATAATAATCAACATCAATACCAACCACTATATCAGTGGACTTAGGGCTGGTGATGGAACAAGGCAAATCTAGGTCTCCCGGAGCAAAATGGAGGTGATGATGTCCATCGGAACGGGTGCGACGACTGGGATTCAACTCCCAAGAGGTAGCACCGTTAGCACGAATGAAAGCATCAATGGCAACACGCGCCGCGTCTCTAACGCCACCCGAAATCGGATGGCCATTGTCGACACCGCGCTTAGTGTTGTCAAGATTCACATAATCGAGGGGATAAACGCTGAAACTGAGGACTCGCCGCGTGTTGTTGACGACCACACGCTGCAGCACAGTACCAACGTACTGTGTAAAACGCCCGAAAAGCGATTTGTTATCCGCGGTGCCCCGGGCTGCATACGGCGAAGCCGCAATATAAGCCCAAGCCGGTTGGCGGTGCCATACCACCACAGCAATACCGAAAAGAAGGACGATGTAACTCCTCCGAAACGACACACTTGACCGGCAACGCAATTGTTGGGACACGAACACACACAACCAATGCAGAACACTGCCTGCACCCGCAAAACCTTGGGTCGCAATTGACCCACACGATGACGGCAAAGACGACAACATAGTGGTTGTGTGGTAAA